CAAGCGGGGACACGTTGAAGATTGTCACCCGTGGGGAAACTCAGGAGCAGATTGATGCGCGTGCCGATGCCGCGTTGGCCGAACAAAACGACGACCAAACAGCGGGAAATATCACGCTGGTCGGCAATCCTAAGCTCGTGGCCGGCAGCACAATATTACTGCGCAACCTTGGCATTTTTAGTGGGAAATATTTAATAAAATCATCCCGGCATAGTATTACCCGTGGTGGCGGCTATACCACAAGTATTGATGTGCGCATGCTAGAGTTTATCCCGGATGATTTGCTTAGTACAGGCGCACTAACGGAAAATCAAGCGAGGGAATAAATGAAAACACATGACTTTGGTGCAACTTATCAAGAAGGTATTGTCTCAGCGGTTGATGCCGCGAACCATAAAGTGCGGTGCAAAATTCCCGCCCTTGAAGATTTAGAAACAGCCTGGTTGTCTTATTTAACACCTAATGCAGGCGGCAATCAGTTTTATTGTCTGCCTGATGAGGGCGAATTGGTGGCATTGTTACTTGATGCGCGCGGGGAAGGTGGCTGTGTGTTGGGGGCAATTTACAACGAGAAAGACACCGCGCCGGCGAATGATAACAACATGTGGGTGAAAAAGTTCACAAACGGGACGGTGATTTCGCACAATCGTAAAAGTGGCGAGATTAATATCAACACAAGCGGTAGCGTTACCGTGACCGCTGGCGGGGGGGGAAAAATCAATGCTGATACGTCAATTAGCGGGACACTAACAGTGTCAGGAAAAATTACATCCAGCACAGAAGTATCAGCGCCAAAAGTTAAACAAGGCTCTATTGAGCTTGGTACTCACAAACACCCAGGCGACTCCGGCGGTAAAACAGGCCTACCGGAATAGCCCACTTCTTTAAATCGCTTTAAAAGCACTCTTCAGCATAGCCTTGTATCATCAAGGCTATGAACACACAAAGCACTCTTATCACAACACACTGGCAGATTGCACCTAACATTGAAAATCAAGTTGTGCAAGGTATTGATGACATCCATCAATGTATTGGCCACATCCTTTCAACGATGAAAGGGACGGATGTGTTGCGACCTGAATTTGGTAGTGATCACTTTCAATATATCGACCAACCGGAAGATGTTGCAATGCCAAACATCGTGCGCGAGGTTACGTTAGCACTTCAGCGTTGGGAAAAAAGAATCAATGTTGACTCAGTTAATGTAGAAGGGACTGCCCCGCACTTTGATTTTTTGATTTTTTGGTCGCTTACCGAAGACGTGCATCGTGAAATTTACGCCACAAGGATTACCGGATGAATAGAAATGAAGTGAAAGTCGTAGACGACAATGTTGAGAGCATTTTAAGTGAAGCGATTTCGCAGTATGAAAAACGCACCGGGAAAATCTTACAACCAGCGCACATTGAACGTTTGCTTATTAATGTTTATGCCATGCGTGAAAGCTTGGCGAGACAAGGCGTTAATGAGGCGTTTCGTCAAACATTCCCGCAATTTGCCACTGGTCTTGCGTTGGATTTATGCGGTGAAACGTTTGGCTGTTATAGATTACTCGAACGCCCGGCGCGCACCATTTTGCGTTTTAGCATTAACGGCGAACATCCATCTGTGGTTATTCCAAAAGGCACGCGTGTTTCGGTCACTGATGACATTGAATTTGTCACGCTAAATGATGATGTGATCACTCCACTTATTTCTTATGTAGAAGTTGAGGCGGCTTGTAATAAGCCGGGTACGATTGGTAACGGCTGGGAACGTGGACGAATAAAAACGCTTAAAAGTGAAATCAACTTCGCCGGCGAAATTACCGTCACCAATATTGACATTCCAAGCGGCGGTTTATTGCGCGAAGAAGATGACCCATACCGCGCTCGAATTCTTGCTGCGCCTGAAGCATTTACCAGTTGCGGTTCAATCGCTGCGTACGATTATCACACCCGCGCCGTCTCACAAGATATTGCTGATGTCAATGTATCAACCCCTCGCGGTGGACTTGTCCGAATCACAGTTTTAACCAAAACAGGATTGCCTGACAGCCGTCTCTTAAATGATGTGAAACAATATGTTGGCCCTGAACGCCGCCGTCCATTGTGCGATACGGTTGAGGTTATTGCGCCAACAAAACGTGACTATCAAATCACCGCCACATTAACCTTGCTCGAAGGTTATCGTGAAGACGTAGTTAAAGCCAAGGCGCGTGATGCGTTACAGCTCTACTTGTCAGACAAAACGAAAAAACTTGGGGTTGACGTGGTGCCATCGGCAATTATTAGCGCGCTACGCGTTGAAGGCGTGTATGACGTTAATTTAACTGCACCGGCAAAAATTGTAGTGGGTGAAACAGAATGGGCAAATTGCACTGCAATCAATATCAATGCAGCTCCGGAGCGCTCTAATGGCTAATTTAACGTATGCTGATGTCATTGAACGAGAGGCTAAATATAAAACATTGGCTGACCTAAGCCTTGGCATGAATAAGCTCGATAACAGCAAGGTGATGACAACGTTGGTCGAGTTAATTGATGATAGTTTTATCTCTTTGCTTGCAGAAAAATGGAGCGTGACGGGTTATGACGGGGCTTTTATTGCGGACAGCGATAACTCCAAGCGGAGCTTAATTCGAGTCGCTATTGAGCTTCACCGGTATAAAGGAACACCATGGTCAATTCGTGAAGTCTGCCGCCGGTTAGGGTTTGGCGAGATTGAGATTGACGAGGGATTAAAAGCGCGGACTTATGATCACAACTTTGTTCAAACCATTCCGTTAAGTGATAAATGGGCTTATTACGCTATCAGACTCAATCAGCCAATCTCAAACGAACAAGCGGCGCACTTGCGCAAAGTGTTGCGTAATTTCACCCCGGCGCGATGCACGTTAGCCGTGCTGGATTACAAGTCAGTGGCATTCTTGCACAACAATAAGGTGCGATATAACGGCACTTATAACTACGGTTCAAACTAGATTTAAAGCTAATTTAAAGGACAGTTATGGCAAATTTAAAAGAACAAGACAAATGGGAAGACGGCGTCTATCAAATTGAAGAAAACGACCCTGTGCTTGGCGGTGAGAATGGCATTACAAATAGACCCATTAAACAGTTGGCCAACCGCACATCCTGGCTTAAAAAAGCCTTAGAGTTGCTTGGAAAAAAATCAGCGCCGAAAGACTTGACCGCGGATAGTGCAAGCGAAACTCAAGCAGACGGTCATACACATGCGCTTCCAAACGCTTCAACTACGGCGAAAGGTGTTGTTAAGTTAAACTCAGCAACGAATAGTATATCAGAAACCGAAGCGGCTACGCCGAAAGCGGTAAAGGCAGTGCTAGATAAAGCAAATCAATGTGTGCCTTATGCCTCTAATCTTAAAAACTACGCCACAGTTGTGCCTAGCGCTGATGGGTACGGTGGTTATGAGATGGCGGGCGGTAAAAATGGGCATGCTTTCCGCTTGGAGTGCGAAGGTGACCATTTTAAATTTTGGTCTCGTATTGATAATACCCATTACGCTATCCACGCCCCGGCTAAGCGTAATGGCATTCTAGCCTTAATGGATGATGTTAATGCAAAAGTGTCAAAGAACGGCGACGTGATGAATGGGACGTTCTTTATTGATGGAGTTAAATCTGGTGGGTTTGCGAGCGGCTTAGCTATTCGAAATAAAGCTGGTGGACAAAATACGAGTGGGTTTGTGGATTTTTACCAGTCGGATACCGTGCCACGCTCGTCCATTTGGTTTCGAGATGCTGGTAATAATAGCACACAAATCGAATTTTTGAACACGCCTGAGGGGGCGGATTGGAATAGAGATAGTCGCGAAGTCGCGCTTACTGTTAAGTCTACTGGTGCGCTATGGAGTAAGCAATACGGCTGGCTGCATGACCATTTTGCCAAACAGGGCGATATCAATAATGTATGGAATGAGTTAAACAACACCTACCGAAAAAACAGATTTCGCCATCAATACTACCCGAATCATTACCAAGGCGCAGAAGTATATGATATCCCGGTGGGCGACAACGGAGTAATGCGCATAATCATAATGCGCGTAACTATTAATGGATACGCAAAAGTAAACTTGCCAGAAGCATTCAATGGTTACTGCATAGTACAGGCAACCGACGTTGGCGGTGGTCAAAAACGTGTTGGTGCCAATATCCAAAATGGCAATGTCGTGGAGATACACAATAGTGGCGAAACTGGATTTAATATTTTAGCAATAGGATGGAATGGGTGGTAAATATGATGTTATTTAATTTAAATACAAACACGTTCGCGCCTGATTATCTTGTAACAGATAGTCAAGATTGGATTGAAGTGAGCGACGAAGAAATTGACGGCATTTCTGCCAGTATAACCGGCGGTGGATCGGTTTGGCTAGAAAACGGGAAAGTTAAATATTCCGGTAAAGCGCCAAGCGAGTTTCATGAATTTGATAATGTGACAAAACAGTTTGTTTTATCAAAGACAAAGCAAGCTGAGTTTACCAAGGAAACACAATCTCGACTAATCAATAACATTGATGTTCACGCTGCCTCAATTTATAGCACTTGGACGCGTTTTGAATCTGAGTATCGCGAGCGCCAAAATGCGGCAGAAGCATATAAGGCAGCTGGCTATCAAGGCGAATGTAGTCGATATATCACGGACTTTGCTAAACGCGCCGGGTTAAATAACCAAGCCGCAACAGATTTGATTTTGGTGCAAGCCGCTGGGCTTGAGAAATTACAGGTCGAGCTTGCCAACCAGCGCATGCGTAAGTATGAGCTTAAAGTGCCAGGATTGACAATCGAAAAAATGCAGTCAATCCATGATGACATTATTAAGCAAATGGATGCATTGATGGAGGCGTATAACAATGGCTAACCGTATCTATCTCGCTTTTTATAAGCATAAACGTAGCTTCTTAAGTGAGCCTTTTAAAGCATTGGCTGATGCGGTGACGCGCTTTTTTACAAAGGGTAAATACTCGCACTGCGAAATAGCGATTGAGCGAATGGAATTTGTTCAAGGCGACCACTACGAACATGTTACGGTTTTTGATTGCTATTCATCGTCTGTGCGTGATGGCGGTGTTCGATGTAAGCAGATTGATTTATCTGACACGGATAAGTGGGATTTAGTCTTACTAGATAACGTAACAGAAGCGCAGATTAAATCTTATTTAAACCGCACAACTGGCGCTAAATATGACTGGTGGGGTGCGTTAGGCATTGTGCTTGGAATTAAGCAAAAACGAAGCAAATATTTTTGTTCAGAATGGTGCTTTAACGCAATTTATAACAGCGAAGATGGTTGGCGTTTTAGCCCAAACCAACTTGCAGCGATGGTGCATAAAAATGGATAAAACAACGATTAACCTTTACCGTGGTGATGACGAGGAATGTATTGTTCACCTGTTTGAAAAACAGCCGGATAAAACATTAAAACCACTCGATTTGAGTGATATGGCACGCTTTGATTTATGGGCGAAAGTCCGAAACAACGCCGTGCTAACGCTATCATCCACAACGGGTGAAATCGAAGTTATAGATGCCCCGGGAGGCGTTTTAAAAATTACGTTTAATCACAGTTTAACAAAAGACGCGACGTGGTCTCAGGCGGACTATGATTTACAGGCGGTATCTAATAAAGGACGAGTTAAAACGCCAATTCAAGGTGGTCGAATTAACCTCAAATTTGATGTTACACCTGATATGACAGAGGCGCGTAATGGATGACATTGTTGCAGTGGTTGACCCACCACAAGAAATAGTGGCGGTTGTAGAAAAGGGAGAGGTTATCAAACTTGAAAGCGACCAAGCAGATAAATTACCAACTCTCGAAGAGTTGAAAGCATTTTTTAATATAGGAGCAATTTAGCAATGGCAAGACCAGACTTCGCACAGATTTTAACAGAGTTTGCAGAATTCTTAGGGGGTAAAGATAAGGAAATCAGACAGCTTATCGGCGACCCGCAAACCCTAACAACAACGCAGAAAGCGACGTTAGTTGGGGCGTTAAACGAGATGAAGCAAACCATTAACACGCTATCAAGCCGCGCTGCTGGTATCAATGATAGCGCAACCGATGATGCATCGACGCTATCAGCTAAAAAAATCCTCGAGCTATTAAAACAGGCAAAAGCCGAAGTTAAAAATGAGTTGTTAGGCGGCGAAGTGGACGCCAGTATTGACACTCTAAAAGAGCTTGGTGACATGTTAAATGGCATTAAAACCGGCGAGGATGGACTTAATAAGCTGATCCAAAAAGTGACTCAAACCAACCAATCGTTAACATTACTTGTTCAACGATTTACCGTTCTCGATGATATTAACCTCAAGGACGCATATAACAGAGGGTATAACCGATAATGACAATAGAGGCAGGTTTGAATGAATTTGCCGAATTTCTAGGCGGCGAGATTCGGCGAGTTGAGAACAAAATCCCAACTGTCGGCGGGCAGTCCAATAGCCCAGCTAGCGCTCAGATTATTACCGGCGAAGGGCGGCCGGATAAGCCCGAAACCACTGGTGGTAAAATCACCGGGAACGAACCAAATGGTACGTTTTATAACTCCACAGACGGCGCTCGCGTTGGCGCATATTTTTGGCAAAAGCAATATAGCAAATGGATTGTCATATCGGGGGATACTGGCTCCAGAGGAATGTCTAAAAGCTCTGTAAATATTAAAGAGGGTACTGTATATCTAAGGAGAGTGGGCAATATGGTGGAGTGTTCTTTCACTAACGGTCGGTGGGGGACAGTATCATTTTATGGGAGCAGTAATCCTAAATTTACCCGAAAAAATCATGCGAAACGCATGGATATTTTACCTCGCCAAAAAATCCCGTACGGATTTCAAACTACAGTCCCTATTATGTTACCTTTTTATAGTGATGATGGGGAAAACATTGCATCGGTATATGTAGCCAATAAAGGGGACAGCAATTACATCGAGCTACGCTTTAACGGCAACGTACCAACGGCAGACATCGACTATATGAGGATGCCTGTGATCACTTGGATAACAAACGATCCATTCCCCGAAACTCTGCCTTAATTTAAACCAAGGAATAATAATGACAAACAAACAAACAAATAAACAAATGGAGCGTATTATGTTTAAACAAGCCCCACTTCCATTCGTTGGTCAAAAGCGGATGTTTTTAAAACACTTCGAGGAAGTGTTAAACGCTAATATTAAGAACGATGGCGAGGGATGGACTATCATTGATACATTTGGCGGAAGCGGTTTATTAAGCCATGTAGCTAAACAGCTCAAGCCTAAAGCACGCGTAATCTATAATGACTTTGATGGATACGCTGAGCGATTGACGCATATTGATGACATTAATGCGCTTCGCGCACAGCTTTACGCGGTAGTTGGTAACGCTACGCAAAAAAACAAAAGATTGACGAAGGATTGTAAAGCAGAATGCATCAAAATCATTCAAAATTTCAAAGGTTATATTGACCTGAATTGTCTAGCGAGCTGGCTGCTGTTTAGCGGCCAACAAGTGGCAACGTTGGACGACTTATTTCAGAACGATTTTTGGCATTGTGTTAGACAGTCCGATTATCCGAAAGCGGATGGATATTTAGACGGGCTTGAGATTACGCACGAGTCATTCCACACGCTTTTACCTAAATTTAGCAGCGACCCTAAAGCGTTATTTGTGTTAGACCCACCGTATTTATGCACCCGCCAGGAAAGCTATAAACAGGCGACGTATTTTGATTTAATCGACTTCCTCCGGTTAATAAATATCACACGCCCACCTTATATATTCTTTAGCTCAACAAAGAGTGAATTTGTTCGCTTTATTGAGTATATGGTCGAGGATAAGGTTGATAATTGGGAGGCTTTTTACAACTCTGAGCGCGTTGTTGTTAAGGCTTCAGCAAGTTATTCCGGGAAATACGAAGATAATATGGTTTATAAGTTTTAAGACTTGAAATTTAAACGCCCTTTAATGATGATTTAAAGGGCGTTTTTTATTTCTCAAAATTCTTGGATTTTAACCGCTAAAAATGAGAAACTTGCGATATTTTAAAATTCTCACTTTTAGCGGTTACGTTTCTCAAAATTCGCGAACGGCAACA